CTGGAGTAGTTTCATTAGAAAAAATTGAATTAGCTGAAGTTAATTCTAAAATTATCATTACAGCTTCACAAAGCTCAAATACTAGCCTCATTGGCCCTTATGTTTGGGACGAACGTGCTCCATTTGTCCTGTCAGCTGAAACAGCTACTATTACAAATGAAATTCAAGCAGGGCGTATTGTTAAGTTGTTAGATATTTCAAGCACCACTTTTCCTGAGGGCGAAGGCTTTGTTATATTTAATTATGGTCAAAATAACCAAGAAGGCCCAGTTAAATATCTTTATAAGGCAACTAACAATATCTTAGTGTTAGATCCATCTTATACATTTCAACAAAATCATGATGCTAGCAGCTCTGTAGTTGCACTTAGTCATAAAGGACCTCATATCATGAGTAGATCTGGTGCCGAATATCCTCCTTATGCTACTAATCCTTCGGCTGCACGCCTAATTCTTCAAGATTTGATCAGTTCAGTAGCTAGTGCCGGTATTTTTATTGACTTTTTAATTAGGCGCCCAATTCAACTTTATGGAACTCTAACAGTGTACAGTTAACTTAATGAAACAGGGGAAATCATAGTACAATTAAGTCATGCTAAAGATTTGTCTTTGTGATGGGAATAAGGTGCAATAATGGCAGTTTTAGGAAGAGTATTATTTAGTTCTGCCGAAAGAGTTGACCTTCCGGATTTACTATCCATTGATAGTTATTCTGCTGGAGATTGGCGTTACTTTTTACAAACCTTAATTGGCACCTCTAGGCCATATATTCTTAGCGGCTTTGATGTTATCAATCCTGCACAAGCAATCGGCCTTCCTACTTGTGCTATTCGAGTAGCTGACTCTATTGTTTATTATCCAGGTTCTTCTGCTGGCCCTTTTTTCCATGGTTTACCTGAAGGCGATGCTAATGCTGATCCATTAGTTCCGCAACTTCGAACAAATGCGACTAACTATGTTTACTTAACACTTAGTACATTCAATACGGCTTCAGATACTCGAGCTCTATGGGATCCAGATCGCAACAATGGTGCTGGTAGCGAATTTACTCAAAACATTAATACAGAATCAGTTATTCAAGCCCAAGTTAACGTTTCAACAGGGTCGTTTCCTACCAATACAATCCCAATTGCGATAGTGGTTGTTGGTGCAAGTGTTATTACCTCAATTGAGGATGCTCGCGATTTGATGTTTAGACTTGGAACGGGTGGACTTAACCCCGATCCTCTTAACAACCATACTTTCTTAGATTTACCTTCTTCTCAGTATGCTCGACAAGAACCTTCAACGGTTATTTCTAATCTCTCAGATCCTAATCCATTTCAGGGTGGCGACAAAAATATCAAGACCTTGAAACAATGGATGGACGCTGTCATGACCAAGATCAAAGAACTTGGTGGCACAACCTACTGGTATGAAGATACTGAGACTTTTACTCTTACAAATCTTTTCCACGATGCTCTTACAACTACATGGAAATCAAAGGGTCAATATACTCATTCTTCTGCTACTCCAGGTCAATTATCTTGGTCCGAAGATGTTCATATCTTAGATGCGTCTTCACCTAAAGATGTGGTTATTCGAGCAAGTGGCGGTAGTCCACTTGATATCGGCAATGAACAAGTTGCTTTCTTAGCTCTTGTTCGAGATGCTAAGATCAATCCGCCAGATGAACCTGTTGCGTGGACTAATGGACAAGCATATGTCAACACCATTGGTGGATCAGTTGGCTTATTTCAAAGTCTACGAAAAGGTGATTGGATTAAGAAAGCAACTGATGATAACGTTCTTTGGTTGCAAGTACGAGAGTTTTATAATACAACCCAATCTCCTGGTCCGGTTTCTGGTTCAGCTACTTCTGCCCCTAATGCACGTTCAATTACTTTAAGTGCTGCTTATCAGGGAACAACAAGTCAACCTATTGGCGATAGTGCTCGTTTTGATCGTGGTGAATATTTAGTTGGTGTCATTAATGTTGTTGATAAGGATGACTCTACTATTACAGACGCATCTGGTAACTTCTTATGGTTTGCGACACGTAGCGATACCACACAGAACATTTCTTCTGTTTCTACTGTAACTGTTTCTGGCACCATAACTATCGCAGATGGCACTATTGTCACTGTTACTGCTACTAGCCATGGAATGGTAGACGGGGATAGATTAGAAGTAACAGTTCCAGCTGCACAAGCAGGACTATATTCGATTGATATTGTCGATGTTAATACTTTTACATTTAAATCCACTAATACCACAACCGGAGCTTTTACTGGGTTTTATGGTCTATGCACTACCGCAAGTCGATTAGTTGACGGTTTTGAACTTGAATCAGCAAATCATGGATTGGAGTCAGGTGAATCCGTAGTTTTTGCTGGTACGACTGGTTATAACGGCGTTCACGTTGTAAATGTACGATCTGCCACAGTGTTTTCCTTTTCAAAGGGAGCCTTTGCTGCTACTGAGACAAGCGGCACAGTAAGTTTGGCTCGCCTAGATGTGCGTTCTGAAGAAGGAATCACTAAATTGGTACAAGGTGAAACGGTCGATATCGGTTCTGGAACCATCGATAATATGCAAGCTTTTATCGGTATATCTTCTTCAGCTGAACGATGGCCGATCTATACTCTTCCTAGCGGATACAACACCTTCAATGGTGGAGCAAACTACAACTCTTCACTTGTAGACAGTCTTACTTCTCGTGCAAGCAAGAATACCGCGATGCACATGAATAAGGCTCAGGATAAGACGGTAAAGTATCTAACAACAGCCGTTGAAGCTAATAACTTTACTGACGGAGTTGTTACTACTAGTCAAAATTTATGGTTCTCTCCTTCTGGCAGTACATTAACTATTCTTCAACCCGGTTCTCCTGGGAACGCCACAGTAACGCTTCCCACTTCCGTTTCTCCTATTCAATTAGCTGCGAATCAATCTGTTTACGTTACCATTAACCGAAATGCTTCCTCATCCCCTGGTACTGTAATTGCTGCTAATAGCGCAGTTCCAGTCGGAGAGAATGTTTTTGTTCTTGCAACTCGTTTATCAGGTACTACGGTATTTTTATGGAATAGCGAAGCTATTACCAAAACTACACCACTAACCCCTAGTGATGTGCCACTTGTTCAAGTAAATTACTATGACCCTCTTTCCACTACTCTTCCTACTGGATCAGTGGTTGTTGATGGAGCTACTATCAATGCAGGCGATACTGTGTTGTTTAGTAATCTCAGTTCAAACAATAATACAGTATATGAAGCAGTCGGAGTTGGCCCTGTTATTTCATCTTGGACTACGCTTTATAAGTTTAAGGGTTCTGCAGGTTCCGCTAATGGCGATACAGTTCTAATACTTAGTGGAAATGGTTTTGCTCTACAAATTGGTAAGTTTGATGGATCAAGCTGGTTATTCAATGACAAGATTCGTTATTTCAATGGAATTGACTATTGGGAGCAATCGAATCTTATTGCTGCAGCGTTGACAAACAATACTACTGCTAGCTTATTCACTGTTGCTTGGGCTGGAAGCGAACACATGATTGTAGACTTTTCAATCATTCGTTCTACTGCTAGAGAAACAGGTACACTGCATGTTGTTACTGACGGCGTTACGGCTGAAGTAGCTTCGGATAGTGCTTATGTCAACGGCAACTCTGGAATAACTTTTACTGCTAGTATTTCTGGTTCTAATATTTCAGTAAACTATACAACAACAAATACAGGTGTAGGTGCCACTGTTAAGTTTAGCGTAAAACGCTGGAGTGCTAGTTCAGGTGGACCTGGCGGATTACCGAGTTATTCAGGTCCTGTCGTTATTCCTACTGCTGTTGCTGCTGCACCACTTACTTCAATTCAATTCAACTCAGGTGGAAGTTTAGCAGGTAATGCCAACTTCCTTATTGACGTTGCTGACTTAAGTATTAACTTAAATGGTATGCGACAAGGTGTTTTGTTAGGGCCGATTACCGTAACGAATAATCAACCTTCTTTTGTTAACCTATTTACCTTACCAAACACCTATCCTTTTATTATCATCGACTATTCTATGACTAAAGAAGGTTTTGCCCGAATAGGTCAATTCTTAGTTGCTTATGATGGAACAAACGTTTCAATGAACGACTCATTTATTGAAACAAGTGCCACTGGAGTTGTCTTTCAGGCTGTTATGTCTGGCGCTACTATTTTGTTCCAATATACTAGTACTAACGGTGCTGGCGACGGTGCCTTTAAAAGTACTATGCGTAAGTGGGCGTAATGTTATAATTAGGAAGTAGGTGTTTTGAGGGACAATGTGAACTCGAAGCGCGCGCCATGAGAAATAGTCATTGCTCGAGCTGAGTTCTCTTTTCAAGGAGAATTTCGATGGCCGACAATAGTTTTAAAGTAAATAAAAGTTTAAATTTAAATCCACAAACTGCAGCTTCGGCTAATCCGGTTAGCGGTGATGTATATTTTGACTCAACTATCGGGTCATTTGTCTATTACAACAGTAGTTCATGGGCAAGTTTAGACGCAATCGGCGCAGTAGTTTCGAGCGCCGATATGACAAGTTCTCTATTTACGGCGGCTAAGGTACAGAACTCAGTCATTAGACTAACTGGATCTGGTGGTAACATCCACGGACTAACGGCAAGTTTCTCAGCTAAAAAGCTTGTTATTTACAATAATACAAGTGGCGTAGTTATTCTTAAGTATCAAAGTGCAACTGAAGTGACGGCTAATAACCGTATTCTTACTACTACTGGCGGAGATCTTAATCTTGTAGCTGGTGAAATTGGTTCTTTTATTTACGACGTTGTTCAGAATAGATGGTTATTAGTCGCAGTGAGTTCTAATGCTGGCGCTTCCATAGTTTCTACTATTAGCAATAACGGCATTGTAACCCTTCATGCTGCTTCTGCAACTCCTTCAACACCGAAAGTGCTTACAGACGGAGATTTTAACGCTGCGAATGGTGTGGTTGCGTTAGACGGCAATAAAGTCGCACGAATTATCACCCTTGGTGCTAGTAATGAAGTAGGTCTTAAAGTAACAGGCGATGGAGCTGGTGATGGCATTTGGGCAACAGCAGGATCGACAGGTATCGGTCTGCGAGCATTTGGTGGTGCTGATCAGCCCGCTATTTTTGCGAGTGGTGCAACAACCGGTGCAGGTGTAGATTTTACAAGTACTTCTTCAATAAACACTACTAGAGCATATGGTGCTGGTATTTACGCTGAAGCCTTGGTAAGCAGTGGAAATGGATTCGGTGTGGTAGGTGTTGGCAAAGGTATTGGAGCTGGCGGGTTCTTTACTGGCGGTAGTGGTGGGGGAGCAGGTGTTCGAGGTTTCGGTAATGACGTCGGCACTGGCGGCGAAGGCGGTATCCTTACCGGCACCGGCAACAAGTCCGGTGCCGTAATCACTGCCGGCTCAACTGGGTTTGCGGCTGTGGCTGCATACGCCAACGGCACCAGCGGTATCGGCGTGTACAGCGAAGGCTCAGCGCTTGGTGGTCGTTTCGTTGCTACGGCAGGCAACAGCGGCGGCGCTGAAGGATACGGTAAGGGAGTCGGCTACGGCATCGCGGGCGTAGCCGAAAATGTTTCGGTAGCTGGCGCAGCTGGTACTGGCGTCGGTGGCCTGGGTGGCACCAATAGCAATGGCGCTGTAAGCGCTGACGGTGGTAACGGCATCGGTGGCCTGGGTGGCAATGCCACTGGCAGCGGTCGACCAGGTCGCGGCGGACACTTCCAAGCCGGGACCGGTGGTAACGGTAATGGCAGCGGCATTGAGTCTCTTGGTACGGGCAGTGCAGCCGGAGTTCTCTCCTACGGCGGCAGCGGCGGCGGTACCGGCGTCAGCGGTATCGGCGGTGCTGGAAGCGGTATCGGTGTCTGGGGTGACGGTGTGGGCGATGTTAGCAATGCCAGTGCCGGTGTCAAGGGTGTCGGCGGCACGAATGACAGCAACAACAATGGTCCGGGTGCCGGTGTAAGTCCTACGGCCGGGCCTTCAAACGGCGGTATCTTCCTTGGGGGCGCTGGTACGCACGGTGGCGACGGCATCCAGTGCTTTGGTCGAGGCACCAGCGTGGGCCGAAGCGGTGGCTGGTTCAGCGGCGCCTACACGACCGCGAACGGAGCAGCTGCTGGCGCAGGTATCTACGCCCAAGGCGGCGTACCAAGCGGCACGAACGCAAATGGCGGCCACGGTATTATCCTCCAGGGCGGGGCTGCCACTGGCACGGGCGTGCCGGGGAGCGGTGTCGAGACTACAACGGTCGGGGCCGGTATCGGCATCAACATTAATGCCTCTGGCACTGGTCTGGCAATTAAAGTCGTCAAGGGCGATGTTCAAATCCCGACGACAAACAACTTCAAGTACGCAACCGCTCAAACCCGGCACAAGCACTTCGGAGCAACTGAAGCAAACTTTAACACGGCTACCGTTTTTTCTGGCACTGCTCTTGGCGGCCCAACCGATCCAACTGTTGTTCCAGAACTGCGTCCGGCTAATACAGGTGCGACCTCTAACACATGGGCGTTCCCAATTAAGGTTCCGCCGGGCTCTCTAATTATTGCCGTTGAGATTCTCGTCCGAAACAATAACGGCACGGCAGTAGCACTCCCCAACATTATCGTCTTGGCGCTGCCGTACTTTTCAACATCAGCGCAGCACGATACAGGCTATTACTTGAGTTATCTGAACACCAACAATGAATCTGGTGTTAGCTCAAGCACCGCAGCCAACGGTGACCAGTTTACTTGGGTCGATGTTCCTTTGGCTGGTAACGCGTCCGGCACCCCGAGATCTGACGACGACATGATTTTCATGAAGGGTGGTTGGCCGGCAGTAAGCGCCACCAACCTTATCGCTATTGTGGCCGTGCGTGTGACTTTCACGCAACAAACCGTCACTGGCTACGAAACTTAATCAGGAAAAGGCCTCGAAGCAATGAGAGAAGCAGTCACTCAGCTCGAAGCCAAGAAGACGGCTGAAGATGCAATCCGGGCCGCTGGAAGGTCAATGCGCCTGGAGCCTGACCGATACACCAAATGACTCAGAGGTCATGTAAGAGGCCGATTATAATAATTAGTGCAATTGTCCATCTAATTCCCAGTGGGTTTTAGTCGTAGGTATATGCACCATCCTGTATCGAAAATCGGCATCATTATAGCCATTTTTATCCCAATTAGTATGACTTCCAATTCCCCATCTCATATGGCCGACATCATAAGCATGAAGTAACTCATGAACTAGAGTATCTGAGTCATCATTAAGTGTAATTCCATAATAATAATCGTATTCTCCAGCAAAACAACCACCAGTGCCAGGATACTCTCCACACCGCCATTCATGGACATTGCTAATTAGAATCCGTTGGTGCTTAAATTCATCACAAAAATCGCCTTCAAAAACAATATCATGTATATTTAACGCTTCTCGGGCTCGATATATATTGTAAGCAACAAAAAAATATTAACCTTGATTTGAGACCAAACGTTTTCTAAGCAATCTGTGTCTTCTAGATGAAATGCATCTTGAGGTAACAATGGCTCACCACAATTTAATAAGGCAAAAAGGAACATAGGGCTATTTTCTTGAACATTGTTTCCTTGTAAAGTGGTTCATAGTTACATGGTATTATGAACCTTGCTTCTTTAGCCATAGAAATGTTATAATTTAAGTGGTTTAAGTCCATTGTCTAGCGAGCGTCTAAAACATGAATTCTCCACTAATTAGTATCTTTAAGGGTCCAAGAGTTATAGTCTCTACGGTTGTAACCACGACTCCTTATAATCTTAACGAAGAATCACCTGAAGTTTTAAGCGTAAATGCTACTTCAAGTAATATCGTAATTAACCTTCCAGCTATCAGCACTGTTCCTGGGCGCGCATTTACTGTTATTAAAACAAACGCTTCTGCTAACTTAGTTGTTATCACAGCAAATGGATCTGACCTAATTGAAGGAGCGAGTTCCTTAACTTTAAATTTTCAATATGAAAGCAATACATTAGTTAATGATGGACTTTCATGGTTTCGGCTTAGCACTAACGCTGCCGGTGGATCTGGTGTTAGCTCATTAACAGCGATTGGTTCTTCTGCAAACGCTGATGGAGCTACGATCACTGGCACCGTCCTCAATCTCCAGCCAGCCTCCACCTCGTTCGGTGGCGTGGTTACTACGGGGACTCAATCATTTGCAGGCGCCAAGACTTTTACTGGTGCTCTTACGATAGCTGGTAGTCTTGCCGTTGATACTGACGTGCTCTTTGTCGATCCGACTCTGAACCGCGTCGGCGTCAATACGATCAGTCCCGGCAAGACTTTCGATGTAGTCGGCGCTATACGCGGCACCACCTTGGACTCAGCCACCTGGAGCCTTTACACAACCACTGCCGCTAACGTCCCAATACTATCCGCGATACCGGCAGTAGCCGGAACGCCGTCCAATATCATGCTTCACACGAGCCCGACCTTCGCCACGAATAGCCTGTTAATCATCGGCACGGAAGTAAGCGGATCATCCTATCAACAAAGCAATAGTGTCGGCGACGGCATGTTCATCTGGTCCGGGAACACGCCCGGTGGTGGAGCAGCTTTCGATCTGTATATTGGAGCCCACGCCCACGACGGCTTCACCGGGTTTGATCCAAACAAAATGATGACATTCGTGGCGGCGTCGCCATACAACGTAGGCATTGGCACCGCGTCCCCCGGCCAACGCCTTTCTGTCGTTGGAACCATCGAATCTACAACCGGTGGTTTCAAGTTCCCCAATGGAACCACGCAAACAGCAGCAGCAGTAGCTATCACTCTTGCAGCGATTGGCGGGACGGCAAACGCAAACGCAGCATCGCTCTCCGGGCAGGTGCTCACGTTGCAGCCAGCCTCCGCCAGCTTTGGCGGCATTGTCACGACTGGCGCGCAGACGATTGCGGGAGATAAGACGTTCGCGGGTAACGCGGTTTTTACTTCGACGACAGCACCGGCAGTTACCGCGACTACGAACACGTCGCTTCGATGGCTTGCCACCAATGCGTCTAACGGTACGACAGCGGCGGTGGGATTCCTTGGGACTAATGACTTGGGACGCAGCATCAACATTATGCACACTTCTTCCGGTTACAGCGCGATTGGCGCGCTCGCCGCGAACGTCGGATTCGTCGGAGTCGGCAGCGCGAGCGATGCGCTGGTTATAAACAATCAAAATATCGCCACCGGCAGTGGGATTCAATTGACGGCGAACCTAGTGCCCAAATTTTCCGTTACCAACACTGTCAACACTTCGACCGTCCCTATCTTATCGACGTATTTCCACGCAGCGGCAGCGACCACTGGTGCGACTGCTAAATTCTCCACGCGGTATACCTCGAGTTCCACTTCGGATGAGGCGTTCCGTTTTGAAGATGATTCCGCTCCGGGCGCGTTCTTCAAAATTTATGATGGCACGTCTATAGCGGGC